ATAAAAAAACTGTTTTTTATTGTCCTAAATGTGGTCGAAGAGAAGAATTTGATGAAGACCAAAATATTTAATTTAAAAATAATGAAATTAACAAACGATGAAAAAAATGCGATTAAAAAAATGCATTTGGATGGATATAGTAATAGAAAAATAGCGAGAGATATTCTTGGTAGGGAAAGTAGGAAAAGCACTGTTGGAGATTTTTTGCGCACACCGAATGAAGATGATGCTATAAAAAATAAAGCTAAAATTTTATTTATAGATATTGAGACATCTCCATCTTTGGCTATGGTTTGGAAAAGATACGATGTGAATATTTCGCAAGATCAAGTTATCTCTGAATCTTTTATTTTAACATATTCTGCAAAATGGTTATATGATGATAATGTGATGTTTGGAGCATTATCTTTTGAAGAAGTTAGGGAAGAAAACGATAAAAGGATTGTTGGTGAAATTTATGATCTTTTAGATAGAGCAGATTTGGTTGTTGGGCATAATGGGAGAGAGTTTGATATAAAAATTATAAACACGAGAATGATTTATCATGGGTTTACTCCTCCTTCTCCATTCAGAATTATGGACACACTTTTAATAGCAAGAAAGTTTTTCAAATTTCCTTCTAATAAGTTGGCTTCATTGTGTGAATATCTTGGTTTGGATACAAAATTGGAAACTGGTGGATTCAAACTTTGGCGAGGATATATGTTCGGTGATGAAGAATCTATGCAAAAAATGATTGAATACAATATTCAAGATTCTGTTATATTAGAGCAACTTTATATAAAACTAAGACCTTGGGATAAATCACATCCAAATCTTCAGGTTTATAATAATGAAAGTTTTGATATTCTTTGCCCTTGTTGCGCAAGTGATGATATTTCTAAAACAGATAAATTATTTCCAACAAATGTTTCTCTGTTTGAAACTTATCAATGTAATTCATGTGGCAAATGGTTTAGGGGAAGAGTTAACATCCTTTTGAATAGAGAAAATATAAAACCATCAATATGATCAAATTATTTAATAGATTATACACAAAATATATTATTTGGAAAAATCTTCGAAAAATGGTTTCTAATAAAGAAATTCATAAAGATTTTAAAATAATTTTTGATGAAAGTAAACAAAGATACATTATTGATGTGAATCCTATTGCGAAACCGCAGAAAATTGATTATCTTGATGAAGAAGAAATAATAGAAGAAACAGAGGTTTAGATGTTTTACACAAACGTAATTTTTAAAGACAACAAAATATTTTTCAAAGGTTATGATGACAACGGCTCCCAAATTATAGGGAGTCGTTCTTATTCTCCCTATGTTTTCGAAGAAACATCGGAAGAAACAGATTTCAAGACATTATTTAATCAAAATCAAAATGTAAAAAAGAAATATTTTGATTCTACAGATCAATTAGGAGAATTTATATCTTCACGGAGGAATCGTGCTCATGGGATTGGATTTTCCGAACATACAGTAGACAGAAATGATTTTGCATACCAATTTGTCACGGAAACTTTTAGGGAAGAAGTAGAATATGATCAGAATAAAATAAAAATTCTTTTTATCGATATTGAAACAGAGTCAGATCAGTTTCCTAAAGTAGATAATCCGAAACAAAAAATTCTTGCTATTACTGCGTCTATAAGAGTTGGTTCTCACAGAACATATACAACTTTTGGTTTAAAACAATATGACAATTTTTCTGAAGTTCATTCAGACAAAAAATATGTGTATTGTGAAACAGAACAAAATCTATTGAAACGTTTTTTTGATTTTGTTCATGAAGAAAAGCCAGATATTTTTTCTGGATATAATTCTAATGCGTTTGATTGGGCGTATATTATATCCAGAACAGAAAATGAGTATAAAAAAGATTGGCTGAAAAAGCTCAGTCCTTTTGGTTTGAGTCCAAGAAAGATTCAGAAGGCAAATAAATTTCTTGGTGGAGCAAAAATTACTACATATCAGATTTATGGCGTTGCTATGATCGATTGGATGGAAGCATATAGGAAATTTACGTATGTGACAAGAGAATCATATAGTCTGAATAATATATCTCATATAGAATTGGACGAAAAAAAGTTGGATTATAGTGAATATAAAAGTCTTCATGATTTATATAAAAACAATTGGGAAAAATTTATTGATTATAATATCAAGGATACAGTTCTTCTTGATAAATTAGAAGATAAACTAAAATTGTTGGAACTTATTATTCGGGTTGCTTATATTGCAAAGGTCAATTATGAGGATGTATTTAGTCCTGTTAGAGTATGGGATGTCATGATATATAATTATCTTTACGATAATGGTATTGCCATTCCAAGAAGACAATTTGCAGAAAAGGATAGATCAAACGTTGGTGGTAGAGTAAAAGACCCAAAAATTGGTTTTGTAGAATCTACAGTAACATTTGACGCAACATCTCTTTATCCTTGTGTTATGTTGAGCTTAAATATTAGTCCTGAAACATTCGTTGGTAAAATTGATGTGAATGAGATTGATATTTTGGAGAAAAAGTTTGATAATTCTTATATTAAAGAAAAAAATTATGCAATAGCGTCTAATGGAGCATTGTTTAATAGAAATAAAAGAGGACTTATTGTAGACCTTATTCAGAAATTATTTGACGAGAGAAGTTCGTATAAAAATTTGATGTTTAAACTCGAAAATGAAGGAGGAGATGAAAATCTTGTCAAAAAATATAATGTTTTTCAGGAAGCTATTAAAATTTTGATGAACTCACTCTATGGCTCAATGTGTAATGAATATTTCAGATACAATAATATTGATATTGCAGAAGCTATTACTCAAACAGGTCAAACTGTCGTTCAAACAGCAGAATTTGCCCTGAATAAATATGTTAACGAAATTGTCGGTACAAATAATGTGGATTATACTGTTTTTTCCGATACAGATTCTTGTGCTATTGAATTAAAAGAAATTATTAATAAATATAAAATATCAGATCAAAATATAAACACATTTATCGATAAAGTTTCTAAAGAAAGATTTGATCCTTTACTTCAAAAAGTATTTGAAGAATTTTCTGATTACGTAAACTTTTATCAGAATAAAATTCATTTCAAACGAGAAATGATTGTTAAACGAGGTTTTATTGTTGCGAAAAAGAAATACGCAATGAATGTTCTGAGCAAAGAAAAAGTGGTTTATCAGGAACCAAAACTTATTGTTAAAGGATTGGAAATAGTTAGATCTTCTACACCAGAAATTGTGCGTGGTTATCTTAAAGAAGTTGTTAAGGTAATTCTTGAATCTAACGAAGAAGAAACTCAAAAGTTTATCAAGAAATTTAAAGAAATTTTTTATAATGAAGATATCACGAATATTTCTTTCCCTCGTGGCATTACAGATATAACTAAATTTTTTTATGTAAATGGAGTTCTCCAAACTGGCACTCCAATTCATGTTAGAGCAGCACTAAATTATAATTCTTTAATTGAATCAAAAAAACTTCAAGATAAATATGAATTGATCAAGGATGGAGATAAGATAAAATTTGTATATTTGAAACTTCCAAATCCTTCTAAACAAAATATTCTTGGATTTAAAGATTATTTACCAGAAGAATTTAATTATTTAAAGGAGTATATTGATTATGATACTCAGTTTGAAAAAACTTTTTTGAGTCCTTTGGAAAGTATTTTTGATGCAATTAATTGGAAAATAGAAAAGAAAACTACCTTCGAAGATTTTTTCTAAAAATATTTTGGTACTTTTAGAAAAAATCGTATATTGAAGTGTTGATGGGTCAGACAGGTGTGTTGACGGTAAGAAAAACCTACATGGAGCTTGCCGGACCAGAGTTCGATTCTCTGCTGATCCACAAAAATCATAATTCTTGATTAGTAATAGAAAGAACACTTAATCGGGCCGTCGAACCTTTACTCTACCCGAAGAACGGAATCGCCATGATTGATAACCGTCTTGTGTTGCGAATTATGATTTTTTTATGCAGGAGAAGCAAAAGTGGTATCTGCGCGGAGCTTATATCTCTGAGTCAGTGGGTTCGAGTCCTACCTCCTGTACAGATAGCCAAAGATTTTCAAATCATCTGAATAAATGTTATGATTTCGGTTTTCGCATTAACAGAACATTTCCATTAAACTGAAAACTGAAAAGTAATATAATTCAATAATATGCCTCCGTGGGCAAATTGGAAAAGTCGTCTGGTTTAGGCCCAGAAGTTTTGCAGGTTCGAATCCTGCCGGAGGTACTTATAAGGAGGATTCGCATAATGGTATTGCAGCTGCTTTGAATACCGCCGGGATAAAACCTATGGGAGTTCGAATCTCTCATCCTCCGCAAACAAAATTTGAAAAAGGAATATGGATATTACAATTCAGCTTTCTGCTTTAGGAAGTGTCATAGGCATTTTCAGTTTGGGAATAATTTTTGGAGTGTTCTTAATGAATTATCTTAATGATAATTTTTGATTAAAAGCACGTGTAACTCAGAGGCAGAGTCCTTGTCTTCCAAACAAGTGGTCGAGATTTCGAAATTCTCCACGTGCTCTTGTTTTTAAGCTCCTGTAGGCGAATTGGTTAAGATGATAAACCAAGGTTTTCATTAGAGGTTCGGTTTTTTATAAATACGTATAACAGATGTATTTTATAACTAAACCGAAATAATATGAAATGTGAAAAATGCGGAAAAGAACATGATGGTTCTTATGGCACTGGTAGGTTCTGTTCTATCTCTTGCGCAAAATCAAGAGTTAGAACTAAAGAAGTTAGGAAAAAAATATCAGAGGCATTGAAAGGAAATGTTCCGTGGAACAAAGGCAATAGTAGGAAACAATTTAATTTAATATGCAAATACTGTAATAAAGAGTTTGTATCATATAAAGACAGGAAGTTTTGTTCTAAAGAATGTGCTGATAAAGGGCATGATAAGACAAACACAGGTGGTTATAGAAATGGTTCTGGCAGATCACACTCCGGATATTATAAAGGTATTTATTGTGGTTCAACATATGAATTAGTTTGGGTTATATATAGACTTGATAATGATTTATTAGTTGAAAGATTCCCTGGGTATATAGAAGGAGAGGGGATAAAATATTATCCAGACTTTGTGGAAAAGAAACATATATATGAGATAAAGGGGTTTTGGGCTGAATTGGTTGATAAGAAATGTGAACTGGCAATTAATAATGGATATACTATTGATGTTCTATATAAAAGTGATTTAAAAAGAGAATTCGATTGGGTAAAAGATAATTATGAATATAGATATTTGGAGGAATTGTATGACGATTCAAAGGTGAATTTATTTACTTATACTTGTTCTTTATGTGGTAAAGAATTTTCTACAAAAAGAAAAAGAAATACAGAAAGGAAATATTGTTCACGACAATGTGCTGGCAAGTCAGCAAATAAAATACAATATAACATGGCCCGTTAGCCAAGTGGTTCGCGGCACTGGTCTTTCTAACCAGCATTTCAGGGATTCGAATCCCCTACTGGTCACTATATTACACTATATCTCAGGAGTAAACCATAATTTTTAAAACATTTTAACAAAAAAAATTTGGAAGTTTGATAACTGTTTTGTATATTGAATTGTTGAGATATTAATAAACAAAAAATTATAACATGAATATTAAGTTTTCCTACATTTTCGAGCCATATGCTCCGTTTTCTGGATTGCATCTTCATATTGATGACTTTGCTCTTCAGGTAACTTCTGAAACAAAAAAAGTACTTGTGATAGAATCTTTGGATGATATTATTAAGCAGCTTCAGGATATTAAAGATGAAATTAATGAAAACTATTAAAAGTTTTGTAATGAATGAAAATGAGAAAGAATTTTTCGAGAACTTCTGAATGAATTGATGTAGAGTGTATTCAGAAGTTTATTGAGAAAATAAATAAATAAAATTATGATTGTTTATGTTGTGATGGCTGTTGATAATGATAACAATGTGCGAATTTACGATATTTTTTCTAAAGAAGAAGATGCGAAAGCAATTGCGGAAAAACTTCGAGGCTGTTGGGTTGATAAATATGTTGTGAAGTAGTTTGTGATATATTCAGGAGTAGGAAAATTGGTATCCCCACCCCGCTTTGGACGGGGAGAGAGCAAAACTCTCGCTGCAAGTTCGAACCTTGCCTCCTGAACTTTTATAAATAGATTTGTTAAGCTTCTGAAGCATTTAATGGATGATGTTCACTCTTGTAAAGTGAGGAAGCCAGATCGTTACTGGACAGAAGCTCTTGATATAGAATTAATAATGTTATTCCGTTGTACTCTAATTGGCAAGAGGAGGGACTGTTAATCCCTTGTATACATCGAGAGATGTTATGGAAGTTCGAGTCTTCCCGACGGAGCTAAATATAGTGGGACTATAGTAGTGGTTAACTCAACAGAATAATCTGAAAATCGTAGGTTCGATCACGACCCACATTTTGAAAAGATTTCTAACAGCATTAAAAAGCTAATGGAAACTCCTGTATGATGGTTCGAACCCATTCCACCCCGACAAAAAAATAAACATCGGGGTGTACGCAAATGGTTAGCGGGGAGGCAAGCGAAAAAGAAATCTGTTAATTTAGACTATATACAACAATAATTAAAAATTTTTTTATTATGTCAAACAAAGAATGGGACAAGAAAAGTTATAACGAATCGTATTTTGCCGAAATTGATTTGGCAAAAAAAGGTTATGAGGAATTCAAAAAAATTATGAATGATCTTCCTGATTACGATCATAACACAAAATGCGAAGAATTTTCTGAAAATAAACGAAAGGGATCTGATATTTACTAATGAGAGAGCCAAAATTTAAAATGAATGATGTTGTTCATGTAAATGGAACAAGTGGAATTGGAAGAATTCTGTTTGTCGAATATACTGGACTTAAATATATCTATGTTGTTTCTTATCCTGATGGGAAAAGGAAAAAAGCAGAAGAATCTGATTTGATTAATATTGATTGAAATAATGGCCACGTAATTCAGTGAATAGAATGTTGCTCTTCTAAAGCAAACGTCGTAGGTTTGAATCCTGCCGTGGCTACAAATAGCCGATTAGCGTAGAGGTCACGCTCCAATTTTGGGAATTGGATCACGTCAGTTCGAATCTGGCATCGGCTACAAAAATAAAAAAAACGAAAAATCTCCAAATATTTTTTTGGAGATTTTTTTTATTTGTGGTATATTGAATTGTTGAGTGAATTGAATAACAAAAAAACAAAATTATGAAAAAATATAAAAATATAAAGGATTCGATTTTACCTATCAAATCAAAATGTTGTCAGAAGTGTTCACATTGGAATCCAGATGAAACAGATATTACTAAAAGAATTTTAAAAGGAGATTCTTTCTATGAAGAAAACACGAATTTATTTGACAAAAATGTATGGGTAGGTAGTTGTAGTAAATCAAATGAAATTGATTATTTCAAATACTCTGAATCCATAAAAGAATTCGAAAGTACTCCGTTAATAGTTGTAGGAAAACAACCAAATAAAAATTTTACAAATTTTATAAAAGGTGCTCAAGTTTATTTTGGTATTGGATATACTGATTTAAGTACATTCAATACTTTTTGCTGTGCCGATAATGATCAAGACTTTTTTGATGGATTTGTTTTGTAAATTGAGAAAAGTTTATTATATTGAATTGTTGGGTGATTTGAATAACAAAAAAAACAAAATTATGAAAAAGATTCTACTTGGTATTTTGCTTATTGCTTCTACATCTCTCGTTGGATGCGGTGGTTCTTGGGATAATGAGGTGACAAAGATTGGAGCCGATCTTAAAAGAGTGGACATGAAAATCACACAATGGTCTGGTGGTAAAGCAGTTAATGTGTGGACTATTAAAAAAGGATATGTTTCAACAGAAGAACGATCAGATGGTTGGTTCTTTAAGACTGATGATGGTAAACTTGTTCGTGTTTCAGGAACTATAACAATCGAGGAGCTGTAAAAATGAATACACCTATTATTGATCCAATGTTTTTCTATTGGCTTCAGATTCTTGATAACCTATCTATTATCGCAGGTATAATCAGCTTCTTAGGTGGAAGTGCTATTATATTGTTTTCATGTCTAGCTTGGGTAGAACACGAACTAGGATTGAATGCAGCAGAATATCGTGATGAGTATAGAGCAAAATGCCACTATACAAGAGATGCATATATTTCTATAATAAAAAAGATTGCGTTACCTCTTATCATTCCTATCTTGTTTTTAATCTTTGTGCCTACAAAAACCACTATTATTCAGATGATGTTGGCAAGTAAAGTAACATATGAAAACGTACAGACTTCGAAGAAATTTGTGATTGACACAATTGTTGAAGTTAAGAATGCTCTTGGTGAGAATGAAAAATAATTTTTAATCTTTGAATAGTTTGCTTATATTATAGTGTAAGCAAATTGAACTAAAAGGAGATTTATTATGGGTGAACGTAAAATGGCGACTATTCGCCGTATTGATGCTATTTCTCCAATTGAAGGAGCTGATAGAATAGAGGTTGCAACTCTCGGTGGTTGGAAAGTAGTTGTTCCTAAAGATCAGTTTAGAGAAAATGAATTGGGTGTATATTTTGAGATTGACTCGTTTTTGCCTGAAGGAAATCCTATGTGGCAATTTCTTGTTGATAAGTCTTCGAGAATGTTTAATGATGTCAAAGGTCATGTTTTAAGGACTGTGAAACTGAGAGGAGTTATCAGTCAAGGCTTAATAATGCCGTTGGGTATCATTCCTAAAACCTGTGATGATGGTGTTCTTCAGTCTAATGAAGAGTTGTACAGTGAAGGAGAAGATGTTACAGAACTTCTTGGAATTCAGAAGTGGGAAGCTCCTATTCCTGCGTGTCTTTCTGGTGAAGTAAAGGGAGTATTTCCGTCATTCATTCCTAAGACTGACGAAGAACGCTGTCTTTCAGGTGATACATTGATTGAAGTGGAAGATAACAAATTTAGAACGATACAAAATATTTGTGAGAATAAGATTATATGTAAAGTTAAATCATATAACGTAGCAACACAGTCAGTAGAATGGAAAAGTATTACTGATTTTTCTATAATGAGGGGATCAACTGATTGGTATGAAATTATAACAAAAAACGGGAAAAAACTTAAAGCAACAGGGAATCATAGAGTGTGGTGTGATGATATAAAGAGCTATAGATTAGTTTCAGATCTTTCTATCGGTCAAAGGGTTATTATAATTGATGATGAATAATTCTTAAAAAAGACAGAGTAGAATTTGTCTTTTTTAAGAATATAAGTATAGAATTTAATTAACTATACTCATATTAAAATGTTAAAATGTAAATTTTGTCAAAAAGAATTTAAAGATAGAAGATGTTTTTCTGTGCACATAAACAGAATGCATAAAAATGAATTTAAAGATGATTTAGAAAGAGAAGAATATATCGTCTATTCTGTATTTGGGAAAGAGTATGTAGAATCTCTTGTAGAGGATTATAAAAATGAAAAACATTGCGTAAGTACTCTACCAGTTGATATATCAAAATTACTTTTCTTGATGGGCATAAAACGTTCTTCAAAAGAAGAAAGAAAAACTAAACGCTATAAAGATAAATATCTATCATCCATACAAGAAAAATATGGTGATAATATTACAAATGTGTCTCAAGTCCAATCCGTCCAAAAGAAAAAAGAAGAAACATTTGCTAAAAACTATGGATCATATGAGGAATATTTATCTCAATGTAGAACTAAAATGATGGAATCATATGTAAATAATTATAAAGATTCAGCAATACAACTTGATGCAATGGAAAAATGCAAATCAACATGTTTATTGAGATATGGGCAAGAGAATTTTGGTCAAGGAAAAGAGGCTAAGGAAAAAAAAGCAAAAACAAAAAAAGAAACAATAGAGAAATGGACTTATGAAGAAAGATTGTCTCGGACATCAAATGCAAGAGCATCCGTCACACAAAGAGGAGGTTTTTCTTCAAAGCCGGAAAAAAGAATAAGATTCTGTTTGACTGAATTGGGTATTGATTTCGAATCAAATAAACACATGTGGCATTATAATTATGATATGGTTTTTGGTAAATATATTATAGAAGTTCAGGGGGATTTCTGGCACGCAAATCCAGAATTATATAAGGCTGATGATTTGATAATGGGAAAAATTATAGCAAGAGATTTATGGATTAAAGACGAAAGAAAAAAGAAGAAAGCAAATGAAAATGGATACACTTTAATACCTATATGGGAAAATGAAATAACAAAAAAAACAGATGAAGAATTAATTTCGCTTGTAGAACAAAAACTTATTGAAAATGAATACTATAATTGATGAAGTTATCTCTATCACAAAAATAAAATGCGATAGTAAAAGATATGACATAACTGTTGAAGATAATCATAATTTCTTTGCTAATGATATTCTAGTTCATAATTGCCAGAATCTTGCCAATGAATGGGATGAACTGAAGAAAATTGATCCGTGGTTCGTTACTGAGAAGTTGGATGGCACTTCATTCACTGCCTATATCAAAGGCGATACATTTGGGGTTTGTTCTCGCAATCTTGAACTTCGTGAGAATGATTCTAATACATATTGGAAAGTTGCCAAGGAAAATGATCTCGAAACAAAAATGAGAAAACTTCGTCATGAACATGGCAATGTTGATTTTGCTATTCAATCTGAGATTTTAGGAGAAGGCATTCAGAAGAATAAGTATAATTTGAAAGGTCAGAAGATGTTTGTTTTCAATGTTTATAACATCACTGATTGTAAATTCTTTGGTTGGGGGGCAGTTTCTGATATTTGTAAGGAACTTGGTATTGAAACTGTACCTGTACTTGGAGAACATCTTCACTTCGAACCTGATGACACCATTGACAGCATTCTTAAGTTTGCTGAAGGTACTTCTCTATTGAATCCAAATACAGAACGGGAAGGAGTTGTCTTCAAGACCTATGCTCGTGAGAAGAGCTTTAAGGCGATCAGCAATAAATTTTTGCTCAAAGGAGGAGAGTAATGAATATCATCATAAATATCAAACTGTTTATTGCACTGTTTTTGAGTCTTCTTGGTCTTATTCCGTTTGTGAAGGGAGTCATAGAAGACTCAAAACCAAGTTATATCAATGGATTTGTAACACTTCTCGGTTTAGGTGCATCAACCATTATCATTCTATTGGTGTGGCTTGTGTACTTCATCATAACATAAATTAGGAGTGTAAATTGTGTTATTATTAGAAAAAACTTATATTGCAGAGACTATTGCTGATCTTGAAGAAGACATTCTATATGCAATAGAAAATATAGACTCGCCTGTAGATGAACATGGTTTTTTTGAAGGTGAAGTTTATGTCTATGTAGAATTCAAAGAAAATTTTAAACAACATAACAATGTATAAAGAAAATGTGAAACCTGCTGGTTGTGACCTGACTTCTCCTCATGAAAAAGTGAATATTGCTGTGCGTGAATTAGAGGGGTCTATTGAAAGACTTGAGTCTTTTGTGTATAAAGTAAGAGGAGTGGAAAACAAGGATTGTGAAGTTAATATCCCTCCACGCTCTATGTCCCTTGCTGATACTCTCGCAGAAACTCCTAATATGATTGGAGAACTTCGTAGTAGAATTTATAATGTGTATGTCGCACTTGATGAGCTTCTTTTTGGTGTGCATGAAGACACAGAGTAATCGAAATCAGAGTGACTTATTTAATGACTGATCAATACTATAAACCAAAATAAGATGAAAACATTTGAAGAAATTAAAGAAATAGTTGCACAAGAAATTGCAAAATATCCTTTTAGGAATAGTTATCCAAAACCTTACAATATTGATGTCCTTACAGTTGAGGGTATTGAAAAACAGAGAGAAGACGCATCTAACAATAGTGTGTTTCCAATTTTCTGGTTAGAAACAATCAAGGTTGATGGAAATGGTTCAAAGGATGAACTAATTACTGATGGATTTATTATTAAGATGCAATATTTTAATAACAAAAAGGACATGATTCCTGTTCTCGAAAAAGAAGAAATGGACACATATACAAAACATGCTTTAATGGAATTTACAGCAGCAGGTTGGCTTGATAATAACGGGAATTACTGCGATGAAATGCAACAGTCAATGTGTGAAGGAGTCGTCAGGCTTTTGAAAACATTTTCAGAAGAAGGTCATTCAGGTAGTTCTACGACATATGCTATAAATCTTTTTAAACGATTGGCAAACCTTGAGCCACTTGCTCCATTAACTGGTGAAGATTGGGAATGGTATAAAAATGAAAATGGTGAAATGAGTAAGGTTTATTTTACCTCAAAAGATTCTCATGTTGATATTACATTTCCATTTACCAAGCCAGAATCGGAATATGTTTTTTCTCCTACTGATGAATATCCAAATGAAAAATTGGATTGTGAAAATGATTCTATTATGAATTTCACGAAACCAATTAAGTTGTCAGGAGATAAAAAATGGATATGCGATAAATGTGCTTCTCCACTTGAAGATGAATATCATTATCATAATTATTGTCCTCATTGTGGAAAGATGGTTATTTGGGAAAAAGGAATGAGAATTTAAAATTATAAAAATGAAATTTAGAGTTATTTCTGATGTCCACAACGAATTTTATTCGGGTGGACATTTTGATCTTGCTGTTATAGATGATGAGAAAGAAATGTGTCTTATCATGGCAGGAGATATAGGATTGCTTGGAAAACCGTATACATACGAATCTTTTGTGGAAGAAATGTGTTCGAGACACAAATATGTTTTTTGGGTTGAAGGAAATCATGAATGGTATCACGGAAATATTGATAAGCAATCTGTGAAAAAAGTAATTGAAAAATTAAATTTAAAAAATCTATATACTTCTACTTTTGATTTGGAGGAAGAAAAGATAATTTTAATTGGGAAAACTCTTTGGACAGACTTTGATGATGGAGATCCTATGGTATTATTTGATTCTAATATGAGGATGAACGATTATAATTTGATTAAAAAAGGTTCTGAATATTCAAAGTTCAAGGCGGAAAATGCAATGGCTCTTCATTATATTCAAAAAAGAAAAATATTCGAAGATGTTGCAGAATTCAAGAAAAAAGATTATACTGTGATTGTTGTTACTCATCATCATCCGTCTTTTAAGGGAGTGAAGGAGGAATATAAAGGAGATTCTCTTAATGGAGCATATTGTTCTGATTTGAGTAAATTGATTATTGAACATAAACCTGATTATTGGATTTGTGGACATATTCACAAAGCACAAGTATATTCTATTGGAGAAACAATAGTTTATTGTAATCCTGTTGGTTATCCAGGAGAATATGGTGTATTTTTTGAAAAAAGTTTTTACTTTGAAGCTAAAAAAAATTAATTATGATTTACAATATCATCGAGAAAATCTCCAATACTTCTTCCACTAATGAGAAGATTGAAATTTTGAAGCAGAATAAAGATAACGAAGTCTTAAAGAAGATTCTTCTATATACATATTCCCCTCTAATTAATTACTACGTTAAAGATTTTTACTGGAATAGAGAACCAAATGTAGCTTATCTATCAAAAGAACACATCTTTCAAGTTCTTGATAGACTTTCTTCAAGAACTGTCACTGGTAATGCGGCACGAGAAGAATTATCTGAACTTGCAAGAGAGTTGGAACCTTACGCAGAACGTGAAATTCTTGCAAAGATTATCAATCGTGATCTTGATTGTGGAATCAATGTAAAATCTATTAATAAAGTATTTCCAAATTTGATTCCTACAGTTCCTTATATGAGGTGTTCAGGTGGCTCGGAAATTGATCGTATTAAATATCCTGCAATTATTCAGAGGAAAGCTGACGGAATTTTTTGCAATGCAGTTATTCGAAATGGTAAAGTGAAGTTTTTTACGAGGAATGGGACGGAGTTCTCACTTGATAAAATAGGAAATGTTGTTGAGAGGTTTGGTAAATTTGGGGACTTTAATGATGAAGGTATTGTTCTAAATGGAGAACTCCTCGTTACTGATGATGAGGGATATGAGATTTCACGAAAGGAAGGCAATGGTCTAATCAACTCGCTTATCAAGAAAGATCAAACACTGGAATCTCTTCGAGTAAAGGCTGTAGATGCTAAAAGTCTTCGAGCAGCAGCGAAACTCAATCACGAAATTGAGACTAAAGAACTTGAATATTCTAACACTGATGTTTCATTGAAGTATGTTGTATGGGATATTATTCCGTATGATGAGTGGGTACAAGGTGAGTACAATATGAGTTATGGCATCAGGCTTGCTCATCTTAAAGTTTCAATGGAAGCAATGGGAGAGTATGGTTGTTTCCGGCTTATTGAAACAAGAGAAGTGAGTTCAGTGGAAGAAGCACAAGAGTTCTACAAAGAACAGATAGAGAAGGGGTACGAAGGTGCTATTCTAAAGAATCTTAATGGAAGTTGGAAGAACCATACTTCTCCTAATCAAGTAAAAATGAAGGCAGAACATGATTGTGATTTGAAGATTATTGGATTTGAAGAAGGAACTGGTAAATATATTGGACAAATTGGTTCTCTTATTTGTGTTTCCTCTGATGAAAAACTTAAGGTAAATGTTGGTTCTGGTTTGACTGATGCTGATAGAGAAAAAGATTTTTCGGAATTATTTGGAAAAATCATTACTGTGAAGTATAATGAGGTAATAACTTCTGAAAGTAAAGATACTAAAAGTCTATTTCTACCTCGTGTTGCAGAACTTGTTAGAGGCGACAAAACCGAAGCGGATTCTCTTGAAAAAATTCTAAAAGGATAAACTATGAAACTGACAGATGAAGAATTGAAATCAAAAATTATGGAAATATTCTTTGATAATTCAAATGAACGTGAAAATGGGATGGGTAAATGATTTGATTATTTTAGAAGATAATTTTGATTATGTTTGTAATCAAATAATGGATGTCATAAAACAGAATGAATTAAAATAACTTTATAAAAACTGAGATGATTGAAAAGCTGAAACCACTATTAATTGAGTGCGGTTTAACAGTACATGAAAACATGACTGGACCATCTATGGAGCGCATCAATGAAACTGGTGCGCAAGAAAATGTTCCTGCTATTCTTCTGAAAGTTAAGATGCATGGAGAAGAGTTTGCTGATATGCATGATGGAGCAGAAGACAAGGAGCGATTTGAACTACAGTTCATTCGTGATCAGATTCTTATTGATGTAAATGAACGAGGATATAGGAACATCGCTTTCTACAAGGTGAAGTACGAGATTTTGAACGAAAAAGAACATCAGATTGGTGTTAGGTTTGGGAGGTGGTAATATGGGTGTATATTGTAAAGATTGTAAGTGTTGTGTGCACTTCACCGACATCGGTGGTCCAGCAATAGATTCTTGTAAGAAAAACCCAATAATAATAACTACATATTATGGTGAATATAAAAGCCTTATTCGTTGTTCAGCTAAAAATGCCATCAACGATTGTGTAGATTATGAACCAAGGTTTTTTATACGAATAAAGAATATGTTAAAAACAATATGAAAGAAACGATAGTAAGAACAGATGGTTCTGTCTACTCTATTGTAGAACTTACTGACACATTATTCTCAATGACAGTTGGTCCACCGAGGAAGAAGTTCCTTTGGGAACCAGAGAATGGAGATGAAGATTATATTAAAGTTCAGTTTGATGCAAAAATTGTCCCACAACTAATAGAAATTTTGCAGAAGTTTCAGAACAATACAGAAACATAATTATGTATTTTCCATCTATTAACGAGCAACTTGATATCATTCTCAACAATACAGTTGAAGTTCTGAGTACAAAAGAACTAGAAAAAAAGATTGAAAATAGTATCAAAACCTGTAAACCTTTGAGGATAAAACTTGGAGCAGATCCATCCAGACCAGATCTCCATCTCGGTCATTCTGTAGTTTTGCGTAAATTGCGAGATTTTCAGGATTTAGGTCATGAAACTATTTTAGTCATTGGTGATTTCACAGCCATGATTGGAGACCCAACTGGAAAAAGTAAAACTCGTCCTCAACTCACAGCAGAAGAAACGAGAGAAAATGGAAAGAGTTATTTTGAACAAGCCTCGAAGATTCTTGATGCAAATAAGACTATTATTTGTTATAATTCAGATTGGCTTGGCAAGATGACTTTTTCTGATGTTATTAAGTTGTCGAGTCATTATACAGTTGCGAGAATGCTTGAAAGAGATGATTTCGAAAAACGATATAAATCTAATGAGCCAATTTCTCTCCATGAATTTTTATATCCTCTTGCACAAGGCATGGACTCTGTACATTTAAAAAATGATATAGAAATTGGTGGTACAGATCAGAAATTTAATTTATTAGTTGGTAGAGATTTACAACGAGAAAAGGGCATAAACCCTCAAGTTTGCATTACTATGCCTCTATTAGTTGGCACATCAGGTGTAGATAAGATGTCAAAATCTCTCGGAAATGATATTTGCTTTAATGATTCGCCAGAAGAAATGTATGGAAAAATTATGTCGATTCCTGATAATCTTATTCAAACATATTATAAACTTTTGATGCCGAAACAGATTCTTGATCAGATAAATAACGCATTCAATTCAAAAAATTAATAAAATGGAACCTTATTACAGAGTAGAAATTTTCAATTATGGAGAAATAATTCCCTTTGGTGTTTTCCGATATGTGAAGAAGATTGAAGATATGAAAGAAGAAGAGGGAAATGGTTGTATATTATATCATGATGATGTAAAAATCACTATTAGTGATTACGCTTGGTATGATATTGATGAAGAACATTAAAATAAAATGAATTAAAATGACATTTTTTGAATTAGAAAAAAAGAAACATGATTAAAATTTATTTCAAACATTTTGTTAAAATTTGTAAGCACAAATATTTTGTTGGCAAAATTTTATTAAATGAAGGGCTTTATTGGCAAGCAATTGTCCATGATTTTTCAAAATTTTCTTTTGCAGAATTTATTTCAAGTGCAAAATATTTTTCAGGAACGAAATCTCCGATTGAAGCGGAAAAGAATGATAAAGGTTATTCAGAAGCATGGTTGCATCATAAAGGAAGAAACAAACATCACTGGCAATATTGGGTTGATTACATTGAAGGGCGTGTTGAGTTGTGTACTATTCCAGAAAAATATTTAGTGGAGATGGCAGCAGACGTGATTGGAGCATCTAAAGCATATTTAGGAGGCGATTATGATCACAACGAGCCAATTAAATATTTTAAATCTCACCAACATGAATGGTTGATGAAAGAATCAGATAAAAAAATAGTTGAGTTTTTTATCAAGAAGTTTTCTAAAAATTTTAAATAAATAAAAAAATGGAAGTTATTTTCACAGTAGTACTTGTAATTGTTCTTATAATTGGTTACTTTGAGATGATTGATTGAGAATAATAAACAACAAATTTACAAAAAATGAAAGTCAAGATTAAAAATTATATTGATTGGTTTGGGCCATATCATTTATCGGAAGCAATTTGTTTCTGGGCTCCAAAAACCAAAGATGAATTTGGTTATGATCAATTTCCAGAATGGGTTGAAAAGTTTGGCGACTGGATATCTAATACTTGGATATCAGATTTTCTTGGGTGGATTTATGACAAAAGGCGTAGAACCGTAACGGTAAAGGTTGATAAATGGGATATTTGGAGTGCTGATCACACTCTTGCTCTCGTGATTCTTCCAGTTCTCATTGAGTATAGAAAGAGCAAGCGATATGGAGTTCCTATCGGCATTGACACATCTTATATTCCTCTTGAGGAAGCAGAAGAAGATAAACAGATGCAAGCTTGGAATGAAATTGTTGACAAAATGATTTGGTCATTTGAGCAAATTGTAAATTTTGAGGAAGCAGACCAAGAGTTCTGGATAGATAAACCAGATTTCGATGATTGTAAAAAGTGGTCTGATTTTGCTGATAAAATCAACAATGGAAGAGGCAGATTAGATACTAACGCTTGGAAGGAATATCAAGAAAAAATTCAAGAAGGTTTAGACCTTTTTGGAAAACATTTTAGAAACCTTTGGGATTGATTTGGAAATTTTGTAGAATTTTTTATCTTTTATTATGAAGTTTAAGGATTGTAAGGCGGCGATATCAAAAAGAAAATTAAATTCTTTGAATAAATCTTCTTCAAAAATATATGATGAAGTTCTGGGTGAAGATTTAAAAGTAATTTTCTCAGAATGGGGCACGGAAGATTTTACAAATAATATTCTAAATTTGTTTGAATTGTCTTTTCAAGCTGGTTATGTTCTCGGAAAAACAAATAGAAAACAAAAACATGATTAAAGATCAAGAAGTTTTTGAATGGATTGAATGGGTGGAAAATGAATTAGAAGAACCAAACAATCTAAGCGATCAAATGAAATATGTTTTAGAAGCATTTTTAGAATCATTAAACAAAATAACTTGAAAATGAAACAAATAATTGTAATTCCTGAATTTCATTCGTTGATTGACGTAATCACGAACTCATCTACAGAACTTTTCATAGCAGATACGGATAAATCTATTGATGCTATTAAAGAATTGCTTGCTGGACTTAGCCAATATGCTGATTGTGATTCGGATTGTGGAGTTGGAAAAATTTATGTTATCACAGAAGATAATATCAAAGAATTCATTGATTCTACTCACTATTATCTTGTTATGTGCGATGATATGATTGATTCATCTGATTTTTGTGATGATTATTTTAGGAAAAAGGGTTGGGATGTATCTGGTTATCGAATACCCCGTTGTCTATCCAAAGATGATAATGAAAGGGAAACTTATGCGGAACATATGCGAGAAGCTTTTGACGCATATGATATTTATAAAGAAAATTTCTTAAATGATCATATGGAAGAATACAAGAGAAAACTGCTTGGTAAAACTATTATTGAGGGTTCTGATGACAATTCAATTCCTTACGAAATTTTTGATATTTTAAATAAAAAACTTAATGCTTATCACATTCATCTTGGATAAATATGGAAAAGAAAATATTGGTAAAAGGGAAAGAAGAACGTGTTTTTATACGAAGTTTATTTGACGGCAATTCTCCCGAAGAAGTTATTGATGAGATTGTCAAACTCTCTAATGGATTAGAAGGAGAAAAACACATATTTGAAATGAGACTAGAATGGGGTGGAAATGAAGAATCTCTTTTCTTAACCTCATATCGTTTTGAAACTGATAAGGAATATGAAAGACGTTTGAAGGCGGAGGAAAAAGCAAAAGAGAAGAAAGCCCAATTAAAAAAGAAACAGCAAGAGTCTGAAAAGAAAGAGTATGAAAGACTTAAAAAGAAATATGGAGAAAATGAAAAATAAAGAATTTATTCGTGATGATGGTAAATTTAGAAACTGTGTGCCCAATATTGCAAAGGCATCAGTATTAAATTCTTTTATATCTTTCATAGACAAATATACTCATTTAAAGACAATTATCCAAATTTTTTAGAAATTTTCTTTTTTTATGAATATAATAAAGACACAATATAAAAAATTATATGAGAACTATCAAACAAACATTAAAGCTGAATAAATCCGACTTTCAAAAGTTGAAGGATTATTCTGTTAATGCAAATTGTTTGTACAATTGTGCTCTTTATACAGTCAAAGAACATTACAACGAAACTAATACATATATAGGATATAATGCTTTAGATAAAATGATGCAATTAAATAAGCATTATAAAGCAATTCCTTCATTTAATGCACAACAAATCATTCGTCTTGTAGATCAAAATTACAGATCATATTTTTCTTTACTTCGTAAAAAACTTCAGGGACAATATGCTTCTGAAGTAAGAACTCCTAAATTTAGAAAAAGAGGATATAAATTTAATCTCATTTTTGATAACACAAGAATTTATGTAAAAAACAATACTTTAAAACTTTATAAAAATTTAAAACTAAAATTTTCATATGACGTAAAAAATATTAAACAGGGAATCATCAAATGGAAAGGTAATAAATTTGTTCTTTACCTTACCTACGAACAACAGAATGAACCATTAAAATCTGATAATGGAAACTATCTATCTATTGATTTGGGTTTAAATAATTTTGCTTCGTGTTTTAGTAATGTTGGACATTCATTTATCGTGAATGGAAAGCCATTAAAGGCATACAATCAATTTTACAACAAACGTATTGCTAAAATAAAGTCAGAATTAAAAACTAAAAACAATAAACACTGGTCTAAAAAGTTAGATATTCTAACTCACAAAAGAGAAAGATGGATTGACAATTATCTGAATCAAGCTGTTGCATTTATAGTTAAGGAAGCACTAAGTTTAGAAATTAATACTATTGTTTGTGGTTATAATGAAACTTGGAAACAAGAGATAAATCTTGGTAAGAAAACCAATCAAAATTTTGTTCAAATTCCATATTATAAATTTAAACAAAAACTCCAAAGTAGATGTGAAAAAGAAGGTCTTAGATTTATTTTAAGAGAAGAATCTTATACAAGTAAATGTTCATTTTTAGATAATGAAGAAATTTGTAAACATGAAGAATATAAAGGTTCGAGAATAAAAAGAGGTTTATTTAAGACTTCTTCAGGAATCCTTTGTAATGCTGACATAAATGGAGCAGCAAATATTTTAAAAAAAGAATTTCCAAACACAGAATATGTCGATGGAATAGAGGCTTTTATAGTTAAGCCCAAAGTGTTGAATCTCTTTAACCTTTAAAACTTGAATGTGGACTTTTGTCCATGTTTTAAGTAACTATTACCAATTATTGGGAGCTATGTTTCAATTCTACAGGCAAAAGAACAGATGAAACGAGGAAAATCATTTAAAAATTAAATAAATTATGTTTACTATTAAAATTCATTCTGTGATTGATGTAATCACTAATTCATCTACTGAAATCTATTCTTGGTATGATAATAGCGTAGGTGCATGTAAGGAAATGCTTCAAGAAATGTTGAAAGTTTTTGGAGTTGATAAAAATGTTGATGATGTCTTCTATATTACCATAAGCTGTGATGTTTATGGATATATTGATTATATAGACAACATGACGGACTCAGAATATAAAGTATTTGGAGAATTGTTTCCTGATATGCCTACTGAATATAAAGAAAAATATAACTTTATATTGAATATTGTTGAGCAGGTAAATTCTGGTAAAATTGCCAAACCAGATTGGATGTTGAGAGCAGAGAAAAAAGAAGACAAATATTCGTATAAACTTCCCACAAATAATTTTATTATCACAGCAAAAAGTGCGGAATTTGAAGACCTTGCAAAAAAGATAAAAAAGTTTTTATACTCACCTGAACATGATGCAGAATATAATGGATAAAAATATTTTTTTGATTAAAATTCATTCTATGATTGATGTGATAACAAATAGTTCTACTGAGCTATTTGTTGCATCAGAAGAAATGGTAGAACCAGCATTCAGAGAATTATTCAAATCTTTTATGGAATATTGTGATGGAAGGGAAATTGACTTTGAGAGTCAAATTTATAGCTTAAAATCTTATGAAAATGAAATGAATTGTAAAATTACATTCAAAAAAGAACTGGAAAGAGATAAGATTTGGCTGATAGAAGCAAGTTATCACAATGATTTTTTGAATTTATTTTTGACTCATGTGCATCCATTAATGGATGATGAGTATGAAATTAAGTGGGTTGGAGAAATCTATTAACGAGGTGAAAGAATGAACATCAAAGAAATTATCGACAAAGAGCGGTGGCTCGGCCAGCGCACACTCGATGGAGCCTACGACTACCAAGTTCACAACGAGTCGTTACACCGCATCGAGGCAGCTGTGAACGAACACATCGTTAAGCTTGAGGCGCAGGTGCCGGAGGTGGTCATCCCCAAGTTGGAAGAGGACGATTTCGGTGCAGACTACTTCTGTGACTGCGGTGTACTTTTGTTGTATCCACAGAATTATTGTTGCCATTGCGGTAGCAAACTTAACTGGGAGGAGATATGAACCTGACACAGACAATCAACATCGAGGTCTACCCGACAGACCTTGGAGGTGTGTACACTCAGGATGAGGCCATAGCAGCATGCGCTGCCCTTGGTGATGGCTGGCGGCTGCCATCACGGCAG